TTATCGCTCTAAGAGGAATGAAGTTAATTATTCCAAGACAACTACAGTTTGTCGCAGAGAGATTATTAAACTCTAACTTGAGACCTGGAACAGCAGATAATGATGCCAATGCAATGAGAAACATGGGAATGTTACCTCAAGGCTATGTCATCAACGATTATTTGACTGATACAGATGCGTTTTTCATTAAGACAGACGCACCAAATGGTCTTAAGCATTTCGAAAGAATGCCAATGGCAACAGCAATGGATCCAGATTTTGATACTGGGAACATGAGATATAAAGCAAGAGAGAGATATTCTTTCGGCTTTTCAGATCCTCGTTCACTATTCGGTTCACCTGGAGCATAAAAAATTTAAATATTTTTTTAGGGCGATTGTTTGCAGTCGCCCTTTTTTTATGTATAATAAAACTACCTTGACGAAGAATTAACTTCGACATTTGCCAAGACAAGGAGTGTAACATGGCTAATACAACTTTTTCGGGTCCAGTCCGATCTAAGGGTGGATTCAATGTAATCAACGAAGATGGCACAAGTGGTGCTATTACCGAAACTGGTTTTTCAGTAAATTCAACTGGACAACTTATTTCAATGGGTACAAGAAAGATTCAATCTTTTGCAGGTACTCTAGCGTCAACAAATGCAGCTTCAACTGCTTATGCAGATGGTGACTGTCTCGTAGAATTAGGGACATTAAACGTAGATGCTCCAGATGATTTAGTGACACCAAGTAAAATTTTCATACACAGAGCTTTAATTGGTATTACAACTGCTGCAGGACAAACACTAGCTGGTAACTTAGCATTAAGTTCTACAAGTGGAACTGCTACAAATGCAGCTGTTTCTGGCACAGAGATCGTGGGTGCTGGTGTAACATCATTTAACGAACAGTTAAGTGCTACACAATCTATCACAGAGATCGATATTAACTTTAACGATTCTGCTGGTAACTATCATATCTTTGTACCTAACATGACTGCCGCAGTCGCTAATGTGCATTTATATGCTAGAGCAACAACTACAGTCAATGCTGATATAACTGCTGGAAGATTCACAGTTGAATTAGAATACTCTGTATACTAATAGGAGGCTATAATGGCGGGAACAAGATCTGACGTAAAAGCCTTTAATGTAGATCAAGGAGATGCTGCTGCTATCATAGGACCTGCTCGATCAAGAATAAGACAAATAGTAGTATTTGGTAATTCTGCGGGTGCTCTTACTATAACAGATGGTAATGGTGGAAGTAATTTGATAGTGCAAAGTTTTCCAACTGGATTACACACTCTTAACATTCCAGATAATGGTATATTAGCAGAGAGTGGTGCATATTTATCTGCTTTCACTGGTAGTGGTAATAAGCTCACTATATTCTTATCGTAATGGCTAGAACAAGAGACAAGCAACCTCCTAAGACCAAAAAGTATTTCCGTTCCACTAAATCTGGAGCGGGAATGACAAAGGCTGGGGTTGCTCGTTATCGAAGAGAAAATCCAGGCAGTAAATTAAAAACTGCTGTTACTGGTAAAGTTAAAGCTGGGAGTAAAGCAGCCAAGAGACGTAAATCGTTTTGTGCTAGAAGTGCAGGCCAGATGAAAAAGTTTCCTAAAGCAGCTAAGAATCCTAATAGTAGGTTAAGACAAGCAAGAAGAAGATGGAAATGTTAAACATAAAGGGAATAATTACAGGTGTTATTGTGACTTCAGCGACTGGAGCCATTGCATGGATATGCTTAACATTAATTAATGTAGACAAAAGAACTGCAATTACTGAAATAAAAGTCAAAGAAAACAACAAAATGATAACAGTATTGTGGGCAGATTTTATGAAAAGAAAGGGTGAGGATGGCAATCTCGCGGGGATCGATGTCAAAACAGATCACAAAATCTCCTGGAAAACGCTCCTCAAAGTGGAGTAGTGCTAGGAAGAGGCGGATCGATTGTAAACGACCTAAAGGGTTTTCTGAAAGAGCACATTGTGCCTCTAAAAAAAGGAGAAGTCGTAAGGGGTGAACCAATTAAAGTATGCCACAAATGTAAGAAAAAAGAATTTTTTTGCACTTGTTGGAAAATAAAGAAAGGAAGATATTATGCCTAAAGACGCATGTTACCACAAAGTAAAAGCCAGATATAAGGTTTTCCCATCAGCGTATGCCTCAGGTGCTATCGCTAAATGTAGAAAAGTTGGTGCAGCCAACTACGGAACTGGTGGTAAAAAGAAGAAAAAGAAAGCCGAAGGCGGTCTTATGGCTGCCATTAAAAAGGTAGACAGAGAGCAATCAATGAAAGCTAAAGAGGGTGCAGCTGTTAGAAGAACTAAACGAAAGTCTAGTAATCCTAACATAGCCAGAGGTTGTGGAGCTATAATGTCAAATAGAAGAAAGAAAACAAAGTATTCGTAATGGCAGTTCGAAAGACAAAAA